GGCAACAATAACGCCGTAGACCCGCAGCAAGTTTCTGCGCTGCTAAAGGCTCAGGCTAGGCTTGCAGAAGATGGAACTGTAGAGGTGTTAGACAACAACGGCACGCCGCGTTACAATGACAGCGGTGACTTGCTATCCGTCAATGAGATGGTGAGCGAATTTCTTACAGCTAACCCGCACCATGTCCGAGCCAGTAAAGGCGGGACAGGTTCGCAAGGTAACGCTGGTGGCTCTACGCAGAAGCCTCAAACTGCGGCTGAAATGGTTGAAAATTGGAACGATGGTGGGCGTGAAGCTTACCGCGCACTAATGAAAGCCAAAAAATAACATAATCTTTTAACTATACTTATTGAGGTATTACAATGGCTGCTACTACTAGCGCTACACTAGACGACCTGTTTGCGAATATTATCGCGCAGGCACGATTCACTGCTGAAGAGCAATCCCTGATGTTGGGTTTGGTTACTCAGTACAACATTGCTAACGAAGCTGGCAAGACTGTCCAGATTCCTAAGTACCCTGCAATTGCTGCTGCCGACTTAACTGAAGGCACTGACATGAGTTCAACCACCGTTTCTACTAGCTCAGTAACTGTTACTGTTGGCGAAGTTGGTGCGCAGGTTGTTCTAACTGATATGGCTGCTTTCGGCGCGGGCAACCCTGCTGTTGAGCTTGGAACTGTTCTTGGTAATGCTATCGCTACTAAGATGGACACTGACCTAATTGCATTGTTCTCTGGCTTTACTTCTGGCTTAGGCGGCGCTGGTGTTGAAATCACTGTTGCTGATCTGTTTAAGGCGCAGGCTACTCTTCGCGCTAACAAGGTAACTGGAAATCTGGCTGCTGTATTGCACCCATTCCAAGCCTACCAAATCAAAGCTGGTCTGACTAACACCTTCGCTAACCCGAACGGTGGTGACGCTCAGAATGCTGCTATGATTAACGGCTATGTCGGAACTATCGCTGGTATCGACGTATATGAGTCAGCTAACGTTTCTATCGATGTCAATGATGATGCTATTGGTTGCGTATTCGCACCAGAAGCACTTGCAATTGCCATGAAGCGTGATTTCGGTATTGAGTCACAGCGTGATGCTTCCCTCCGAGCCTTCGAGCTTAACGCTACTGCCGCTTACGGTGTAGCAGAGCTTGATGATAGCTTTGGCGTGAAAATCACTGCTGACGCTGCTCTGTAAAAGTGTTAATAATCCCTGCCCCCTTAACTGGGGGTGGGGTTTTATTTAGGAGAAAAGATGGCTATTACATACCGAGGCGAACGCTTTGAAGGGTACAACAAACCCAAGCGCACCAGTAAGCACCCAACCAAGAGTCACGCTGTACTCGCTAAAGAAGGCGACAAAGTAAAGCTAATAAGGTTCGGGCAACAGGGCGCAGATAATAAGCCACCAAGAAAGAACGAAAGCGAAGCTGATAAAGCAAAGCGCAGGTCATTCAAAGCGCGATTCGCAAAAGACATTGAGAAAGGTCGCAAAGACAAAACCGCATCGGCGGCATACTGGGCAGACAAGGTGAAATGGTAATGGCATTTAGTACAGACGCAGACCTGATGAAATTAGTACCTGATATTCTTGATCTGGGCATTGAATCTTTTACTTTAGAACACGCACAAGCTCAAGCAGACATTGAGCGCAAGATTAGAGCCGATTGGTGGAATAAGCGCGGCTACTCTGGTGAACTAGATGCAAGCAAGCTAACGTCTAGCCAATGGACTAGAACTAGCTCGTATTTGGTGTTGTGGAAGTATGCCCTCCCTAAGCTTACAAACTGGGTAGACAATGATAGATTCATAAGCATGATTGATTTTTATAAGGCGCGATACGGTGAAGAAATCGAGTCTGTATTCCAAGACGGCGTTGAATACGATGCTGATGGTGATGGCAGTGTAACGGACAAAGAGAAAGAGCCTATTAACTCTGGCAGGTTAGTTCGCTAATGCAAGTTAAGCTAGACGTTAAACCGCGTGACTTTCAGAAGATACCTGAAAAGATGCGCAAAAAGTTACAGGCTAAGTATGAGTCAGCCCTATTTAGAGTTGCCCAAATTGGCATTAGCATTATCACTGATCGAACTGCTAGAGGTGTTGGCTATAAGGGCGGGACGTTTAAACCATATACAGAAAAATATGCTGTTTTCAGAGCAAAAAAAGGCAGAGATGCGCGACCTAATCTGTTCTACTCTGGCAAAATGTTAGGCAGCATTACAAGCAGAGCCGACAGCAAGCAAGCTGAGATATTTTTTAGCAAAGCTACCGAGTCTGCAAAAGCCTCTGGCAATAATAAAAAACGGCCTTTTTTCGGATTTAACCGAGATGAGAAAAAGCGATTAAGCAGAGCATTTGAAAGGTTTATTAAATGAGCATCAGAGAAAGCATTGCTGACAATATAGTAGATACGCTGCGCGATAGCGTTATCCAGCCGACCAGGATTAAAATGGTAACTAGGGAGCCTTTTGACTTTCAAAAGTTATCGAATGCACAGTTTCCAGCCGTGCTGGTCAGGACTGCCGGTGAAAGCAGAGAGGATAGCTCTTTAGGCGGCTCTATGGGGCAGCGCATGGCATCTATTAACTATGAGATGGTTTGCTTTGTTAAGTCAGGTATAATTGATCAGGCAAGAAATAATATAATCGAGGCCATTGAAGAAGGACTCGAACTAGACCGCACAAGAGGCGGGTTTGCGCTGGATACCCAGCTAATTAACGTAGAAGTCGATGAGGGTTCTATTGACCCAATTGGCGGTGTGATTCTAACTGTTCGCGTTGTATATCAATACACTCGCGGCACAACTTAAAAAAGGTGATTTAAAATGGCTACAACTACAGGCTCAAGCGGCGTTGTTAAACTACAGGTTGCAGGAACTACTGTTGCCGTTGTTGGTGAGGTTCGCTCTTATACTATGGACGGTGCAGCAGATACGATCGAAGATAGCGTTATGGGTGATACTGCCCGAACTTACAAACCAGGCTTAGAAGCAAGCACAGTTGCTCTTGAGTGCTACTGGGATGACTCAGACGCACAGCAGCTTGTTCTGGATAACAGAGCTTCAATTGATTTTGAAATCTATCCTACTGGCACCGGCACTGGCGAAAAATACTACTCCGGAAATGGCGTAGTCACTAGCAAGTCAATCACTGCCGCATTTGATGGCATGGTTGAAGCCAGCTTTGCTTTGCAGGTTAATGGAGCAGTGACAGAAGCGACAGCATAATCCACTTTAACAGGAGAAAATAAAATGGGTTTAGCAAAAGAATTAAGAAACAGGCGCGTCATTAAGGCACGTGAAGTTAGTGTTGAGGCATGGGCTGATGAGGCTGGCAAGGCTTTTAAAATGTTTTGCCGCCCCATTACTTGCTACGATATTAATGAGCTACAAAAGAAACACCCGCAGATCATGGAAGCCCCAACCATCGGTGCAATGGTAGATTTGATTGTCCTGAAAGCTGAGGACGAAGGCGGGAGTAAATTGTTCACAAGTGCTGAAGACAGAATCGACCTAATGGGCGAAGAAACTTCTGTAATTAGTACGATTGCCGATCAGATGTTTAGCACTATTGAGTCGGTTGAAACAGCAATAAAAAACTAGAAACCTCTCGGCTAAGGATGAATGTTATCGCCTTGGCTGAGAGGCTGCACATATCTATTTCAGAAGCAGAGCAGATGAGCCTTTCGGAGCTTAATGAATGGCTTGCTTACTTTCACATAATGAGCGAAAAGAAAGATGGCTGAAGATACTCGCATTGTAATATCCGCAATTGACAAAACCAGCAAAGGGTTTAAAAGTGCTACGGCTGGGTTAAAGAAAGTAGCTGGCGCGGTATTAAGTGCAAAAACAGCTATTGTCGGCCTTGTTGGAACTGCTGGTATCGGCGCGTTAATAACTGCTAGCTTGCGCGCTACTGATACTCTGACAAAAACCGCATCTAAAATTGGAACAACTACCGAGTCATTATCGGCACTTAGATATGCTGCTGACATTTCAGGTGTTGCCACCAATACCTTAGATATGGCTTTGCAGAGATTTACTAGGCGTGCGGCTGAAGCTGCTGCCGGAACTGGTGAGGCAAAGGCAGCTATCAAGGAACTTGGGCTTAATGCGCGAGAGTTGCAGAAATTACCACTAGATAAACAGATGTTGGAGTTGGCAGACGCTTTTGGTAATGTGGAAACAGAGTCGGATAAACTAAGGCTGGCTTTCAAACTGTTTGATAGTGAAGGTGCTGCTCTTGTTAATACGCTTTCCCTTGGCTCAAAAGGTATGCAAGAGCTATTTACTGAGGCTGAAGATTTAGGCTTGATCATGTCTACGACAGCTTCCAAAGGCGTAGAAAATACAGTTGATGCACTGACCAAGCTATTTGGTTTAATGCGAGGCATAACAAATCAGACCGTTGCAGCATTGGCGCCAGCTATCCAATATCTTACAGACACGCTTCGAAACTTTGTTTTGCAGGGCATTAAGGATGCAGACGGTAGCGTGACAGGTTTTGCGCAAACTTTAGCAATAAACTTAATTAGCGGCATACAAACTGCACTAAAAGCTTTTGAAGATTTAGCCAATGGATTTTTAGCAATTTATAACACAGCGCTAAAGGTAAAAGATGGGCTAACGCGAGCTTTCACGCCTGATATAGAGAAAAACGCAAGGCAACTGAAAACAGAAATAGATGAGCTTAATGAAAAACTAGCTGGTGGCGATATGCGCCAGAGTGTTCGTGAATATACAAAAGAGCGGCTTGCAAATCTAATAGCGCTTAAAGAAAAAGCTGTTGAGGCTGGTGATTCGCTTGGATTGATCGACAAGATAGATTTTGCCAGCGGTATGATTAAGCATCTTGAAAACGCTAAAAAAGCTATTGGTGAGATTCCGACTATTACTGAGTCAATAACTCCTAGAGTTTTAGCCTCTATAAATGCGATAGATTTAGGGTTCAAAAGCTGGTCAGACGGCCTGCCAAGCATGGAAGAAAACGTAAAAAGCCTGACAGACCAAGGCTTAAACGGATTGACTGATGCGCTCACTGCTGGCGTGACTGGTGCAGCTAACTTTGCCGACGCTATGAAATCAATGGCTAAGAGTGTAGTTGATAGCCTTATTAAAATGCTGATTCAAAAGTATATTGTTGATGCGGCTTTTGGAGCTATCACTGGTTATTTTGGCAACACTACAGCCAGCACATCTAATAGCGTTCGCGGTGCTTCACAGGCGGGGATGTATAGAGGAGGGCATGACAACTTTGGACACAGAGCTATCGGTGGATCTGTTCAGGCTGGTCAACCCTACATGGTTGGCGAGCGTGGGCAAGAGATGTTTGTACCTAACCAATCAGGCTCTATAATACCTAATGACAAGATGGGCGCTGGCGGAGTGGTGATCAATCAGACTATTAATGTCACTACAGGCGTACAGCAAACAGTAAGGGCAGAAATAGCGACACTTATGCCGCAAATTTCAAACGCAGCTAAAAGCGCAGTTCTTGAGGCTAGGCAGCGTGGTGGCGGATACTCAAAAGCATTGATCGGAGCATAAAATGCCATTAGCATTCCCAAATGTAGGGATACAAAATTTAGATATGCGCTTAAATAGAAGCGTTGCAGTTTCTTCTTCCCCTTTTAGTTTTGACCAGCAGGCATATCAGCATCAGGGTGCTAGGTGGGAATGTGAAGTCTCTTTGCCTCCGTTAAGTTATAGCGAGGCCAAAGCAGTGCAGGCATTTATTGTCGGCCTAAAGGGTAGATCAGGCACTTTTACTTTTGGCAGCCCTTTGCACACTAGCACTGCTACTAGCACTACATCAGGCACTACCGCTATCAGATCAGAATCACTGACTACAACCGCAGGTTCTAGCGCAGTGGATGCTGGAGAATATTTCCAGCTTGGTGATTATCTATACATGACTACTGCCGCTAAGAGCGCAGGAGCAGGCACCTTAGAGTTTCAGCCGCCTTTGCGAGTTGAGATAGCATCAGGTACTGCTTTAGATTTTACCCTTCCAAAAAGCCTATGGCGATTAGCTAGCAATGATATAGGATGGTCTGTTGACGTTGCATCCACTTATGGATTCACCTTTGCATTTATCGAGGCGTTATGAGCAGAACACTATCAACAGAAATGCAGGCAGTTTCTACTGCTGATCTTGTACGCCCGATTTATTTGGTGAAGATGGAGTTTGATTCTGGTGATTTAAACCTATGGTCTGGCCTTGGCAATCTAATATATAACGGCGATACCTATGTTGGCGGTGGTGATCTTTTAACTATCAGCCCAATCAATGAATCTGAAGAACTAGAAGCTAACGGCTGTAGGATTGGAATTTCTGGCGTAAAACAATCACTGGTCGCGCTGGCTAGGGATGAGCCATATCAAGGCAGAAAAATATCAATGCTGTTGGGCGCTTTTGATGAGTCTGGAGACATTATCTCTGACCCTGTTGTTGTATTTAGCGGTTTTATGGACGTTATGACAATAACCGATTCTAGCGATACATCAATCATCAGTATATCTTGTGAGAATAAGCTTATTGCTTTTGAAAGGTCATCTGTTCGGAGATATACCGCAGAAGATCAAAAGATAGATCATCCCTTTGATAAAGGGTTTGAGTTTGTCTCAAAAATAAAACAAAAAGACATTGTATGGGGAAGGCCAAACTCGCGATCAAGCGGCGGCGGAACAACTGCTAGACCTATTGGCGGTGGGCAATGATTATTCAGCGGGAATGTTTAGCTAGTTTCAAAGAAGATATTAAGCCTTTACTAGAAAAGCACTGGGAAGAAGTTGCATTGCATCAGGGAAAGATTAAGCTAAACCCTGA